TAGCAACGCATCTGGCGAAGCAACTTTGCAGATATGGCCAGATTTACGGTCGTCACCGGCAGACGATGCAACGGTTGTTGTGTCAGGTGCAAAAGGTCTGTTCCAGCTATCAACGCCAACTACAAATTGGACAATCGATAACGCCGGTTTCTATTCAATGGCATTTGGCGCGGTTGAAACCCTATGACTAGATCGTTAGGCAGTAATTTTGATACCGCATTAACGGCTGATGTTGTCAGGCCGTTTTTTGCTATCGATCTTGATTTTGATGATGGAAATTTGCGCGTTTGGACGGGTTACGGTGATCTGACCATTGGCGGTGAAACCTATCTTGGCGGTGGTGACATTATGAGCATCAGCGAACTTGAAGAAACCGGCGAAATCCGCGCAAACGGTGTGTCAATAGGATTTACAGGCTTGCCATCATCAATCATTTCACCAGCGTTAAATCAGAACTATCAAGGCCGCACGATGACGTTGTATTTTGGCACCTTAGACGCATCTGGCGCAATCATAGACACGCCATATGTTGCCTTTCGTGGCCAGATGGATGTAATGAACATATCCGAAAGCGGTGATAGCGCACAGATAACGATAAACGGTGAAAGCCGGTTGATCGATCTGGATGTGCCACGGGTGCGGCGATATACTAGCGAAGATCAGAAAATAGATTTTTCGAATGACAAGGGTTTAGAATATATCGCTGATCTGCAAGACAAACAAATAGTTTGGGGCGGCTAAATGAGTTGGGTTAGCGATTTTTTTGGTGGCTTCAAAGAAGCTGTAAAAGATCCGGTAACGCTTATCGTTGCCGCAACGTATGCTTTCACCGGCAACTGGGCGATGGCCGCGACTACTATTGCTTTGTCAAGTGCCGGTTATGCAATGGCCGCGCGGCAAGATTTGCCGGATTACAGCAGTTTTGCAACCGAAGGTGCGAACCGCACACAGATGATCAAACAGCCAACGGTGCCACGGCGTTTTGTTTATGGCGAAACGCGGGTATCTGGTGTGCTTGGTTATGTGCAATCAACAGATGATAATAAATTTTTGCATATGGTTATTTTGTTGTGTTCGCACGAAATTGATAGCTATCAAAAAATATTTTGCAATGACATCGAATTAACATTGGATGGTGATGGCCTATGCACCGCACCTGATCAATATGCCGGTTTAGTGCGCGTTGAAACTGCGCTTGGCACAGATGGTCAAGCCGCTAATGCAAATTTGATTACTGAAAGCGGTGGCGATTGGACAAGTGACCACAAACTAAGCGGCATTGCATATATGTATGTGCGGCTAGAATACGACCGCGATGCTTTCCCTTCTGGCTTGCCTAATTTTAGCGCATTGGTTCGCGGCAAAAAACTGTATGATCCACGCACAGCGACAACCGCATTTAGTGCAAACCCCGCGCTTGCCATACGCGATTATTTGACAAACACCAAATATGGCTTTGCGGCAGACACGACAGAAATCAATGACACCGCATTTAATGCCGCCGCAAACGCTTGTGATGAAAGTGTTGCGCTTGATGCGACTATATCTGGTGGCGGTACAGAAAATCGTTATGAAATCCACGGCACGTTCACAACAGAAAACGCGCCAAAGCGGATATTAGAGGAAATGATCACAAGCTGTGGCGGTTTATTGTCATACAGCAACGGCAAATTTTCGATTAAAGTTGCAGAATATAGCACACCAACTATCACGCTTGACGAAAACGATTTGATCAGCCCGATTACATTGCAAACCAAACAATCGAAGCGTGATAACTATAACGCGATCAAAGGCATATTTGCGCCGCCAGAAACCAACTATATCGTCACAGATTATCCGGCGTTGACTAGCACGACATTTGAAACTGAAGATGGCGGCACGCGGCGTTTTTTAGATTACGATCTTCCATATACAACGTCATCACCGATGGCACAGCGTCTGGCCAAAATAGCACTATACCGAAACCGACAACAAATTATGTTGCAAGGCAATTTCGGTATGAAAGCATTTGATCTGCAAGTTGGTGATAATGTGTATATCACAAACAGCCGTTTGGGTTTCACAAGCAAGGTTTTTGAGGTGGCAGAATGGTCGCTTGTGACATCAGCGGATGATGACGGAAATCCATCACTGAGCGTTGCGCTTTCACTGCGCGAAACAAACAGCGCAGTTTATGATTGGAACGCGGATGAAAAAGCGTTTCAACAAGATAACACCACGTTGCCTGACCCGTTTAGTTTGACATCACCAACTGTCTTAACTGATGAAGGTGTTGTCACTGTCAATCAACAGCCGGTCGCAACCATTGAGGTGTCAGCTAGTAGCACAAACCCGCAGGTCATTCAGTTTTATGCAGAATACAAGCAAAGCACTGATAGCGACTATATAACGCTTGGATATTCTGATAGTGGGTTTTTCACGATACCAAATGTTATCACAGATGTGATATATGACATCCGCGTGCGATCTTATGGTGCAAATGCGAGATCGCCTTTTGTTGATGTGCAACACACTGTCACCGGCAAGACAGCATATCCATCTGATGTCACCAATTTCAGTGTCAACATTGTCGGTGAAAATGCACAATTAAGCTGGACACCAGTGACAGACGCAGATCTTTCGCACTATGTCATCAGACATACGCCAGACACAACCAGCCCGTCATATCCAAACACAACCATAATGGCTGAAAAGGTGGCGCGGCCAGCAAACACAGTGACGGTGCCTGCGGTTACTGGCACATATTTCATTAAGGCGGTCGATAAATTTGGCAATCGTAGTGTCAACGCGGCGCAACAAGGTGCGCGGGTCGATGACATTGGGCAATATAATGTAGTTGAGACACTAGACCAGCACACCGCGTTTGCAGGCACAAAAACAAACTGCGCTGTAACAGATAACCAGCTAATACTGAACACAGACGCAAATTTCGATAGTGCGACCGGTTTATTTGATGATGCTACAGGCTTTTTTGATGGTGGCGGTACTGGCATCGATCAGCAACAGACCGGCACATATGAGTTTGATAGCGTCATTGATCTAAGTGCGGTTTACAATAGCCGCGTCACAAGTCGTGTTGTAACGTCACGCATCGATTTTGAAGATTTATTTGATACTGCCACCGGCAATTTTGATGATCGTGCTGGCTTATTTGATGGCGACCCGCTGACACTTGGCGACACAAATGTTGAATTACAAGTGTCAACAACTGATGGCGATCCTGCCGGTTCACCAACTTGGTCATCATATCAGCGATTTGTTTCCGGCACATACAAAGCGCGTGCGTTTAGGTTTAGGGCAATATTAAGCACAAGCAACCCAGCATCGACACCAGCGGTGTCAGAACTGTCGGTCACGGTAGATATGCCTGATTTGGTCATTGCAGATAACGATATCGCATCTGGCGCGGGTTCTAAGGTGATAACATTTGTACCGGCGTTTAAAGTTTTGAAAGGTGTCGGTATTGCGGCAGGCAACTTACAAAGTGGCGATTATTATGCTATAACTAGCAAATCGGCCACCGGTTTTACGATCACTTTCTATGACAGCACCGACACGGCTGTTGATCGCACTTTCGACTATGTGGCAAGGGGTTATTAAATGGCACAGCACGATTTTAATATAGCAAACCAAGGTTTTCCGGCATTCCGGTCTGATCTGAATAACGCTTTGTCTGCGGCGGCATCATTGTCCAGCGGCACAAGCGCACCATCGACCACATTTGCATATCAACTTTGGTATGACACCACGAATGATATTTTGAAGATACGCAACGGTGATGACGATGCGTGGATAACACTGTTTACGTTTGATCAGACAAATGACGCCGCTGATTTGCGTATCGATGGCGTTGCTATAGCATCGACAAACACAAGTAGTGGTTTGACGCTAGATTTTGATCGGTATCAAAACTTTTTTGTAACGCTATCATCTGGCGCAAACACATTGGCGCAACCATCAACCGAAGCTGGCAACATTGGGCAAACTGGCTTTATCATATTCATTCAGCCTAGTAGCGGGGCCGCTGGCACAGTTTCATTGCATACAGATTATGAAACGGCTGGTGCGGCTGGCATTACAGTGTCAGAAACAAACAGCGCATATGACGTTGTGCCATACATCATCAAAGCAGACAACAGCATTTTGCTTGGTGCGCCACAACTGGCTTTTGCATAGGGGGTTTATATGTCGGGTGCATTTGGTTCAAGCCAATGGATGTATGCAAGTGGGGCGGAGGCTGGTTTTTACACTAAAACTATAAATCAGTCTTTGAGGTTTGAAGAATCAGACACGCCAAGTTTAAGCAGAACCCAGACAAGTGGTACAACAACTACTTGGACTTTTTCAGCTTGGGTCAAGCGCAGTCGTTTAGATAGCGTTTTGCAAAGTGGCGGTGTTGCCGGACAAGACCCTATCTTTTGTGTCGGTGATGCAAACACAGACGATATGTTGATTTATTTTCATCAACATTCTACGGCTGATAGGCTTGATATTATTATCAGAGATAGTAGTACGATTCGCGCACAATTAACAACAACACGCCTGTTTAGAGATGTCGCCGCATTTTATCATATTCAAGTAACTTGCGATTTTACAAATGCAACACAGGGCGACAGATTGCGTCTTTATGTAAATGGCGTTAGAGAAACCGCGTTTGATACGGAAACATACCCATCTGATGCTAGTCAGATTACTGTTGTAAATAACAGTTCTTATACAGCTAGAATTGGTCAGCTAAGAACAACCGCATCATATTTTGCTGGGTATATGGCGGAAGTGCATTTGGTTGATGGGAGTGCATTGGAGCCAACATCGTTTGGCGAATTTTCAAATGGTGCGTGGATACCTGTCAACTATTCTGGAGGACACGGCACTGCTGGCTGGTATTTGCCATTCGACGATGGTGCGGCACTTGGCGATGATGAAAGTGCAAACACTAACGATTTTTCTACTGTTGTTGGTTTAGCCGCAAGCGATGTCGTGCCGACCAGCCCGACTAATACTTTTGCTACCTTAAATGTCTTGCAAGCTGTTGGTAACGCAACATTTTCTGAAGGAAATTTGCGTTTAGCTGGGTCGGGGTCAGATTATGACAGGGCTTTCTCTACAATAGGATTAACATCTGGTAAATGGTATGCTGAGTTTAGATACATTTCTGGTGATAATCGTGGTTTTTTTGGTGTTATTAGAGAAGATAGCTACACGCAAGTTGCTGGTGATTATATAGGAGAACTAGCTAATCAGTATGGCTTAGATTTTATGGCAAGGTCTTACAGCAATAATGTTGAACTTTTTGACACAACAGACTTTAGCATAGGTGACATAGGGCTTTTATGTTTTGATATTGATAATGGTAAAATATATTTTGGTCGCAGAGATATAAGCGGGGCAACGACAATTTGGTACGATAGTGCTGGCGCAAATAATGGCGACCCATCTGCCGGAACCAACCCCACATATACAGGAACATTTACAGGACACACTTGGTTTATTGGGTGCAGTGATTTTAACACAACTACTGTCCACGCCAATTTCGGTGCTGATGGCAGTTTTTCAGGTGGCATAACATCTGGTGGTCTAAGTGATGCTAACGGCAATGGCGATTTCAATTACATTGAGGACGGTTTCTTGGCAATGTGTTCAGCCAACCTACCAGAGCCAGCCATCGGCCCGAACAGTGGTGTTGGTGAACAAGCTGACAATTACTTTAATACGGTGCTTTACACTGGTACAGGTGCGGCGCAAAGTATTACTCTTGCAAATCTCGCCCCCGACCTATTGTGGATAAAAAGGCGTAATGCTGTAAATAGTCACGTTCTTTATGATAGTGTTCGTGGCGATTGGGAGTTGAGTTCAAACTCAACAGGTCGTGATGTTTCTAGTGCCGGACGTATCGGTAGTTTAGATGCTGATGGTTTCACACTTGAAAACACCACCGCTGGTACGCTTAATGCTTCTGGTGGGTCATATGTATCGTGGCTATGGAAAGCTGGCGGCACAGCGGTTAGCAACACATCAGGGAGTATAACGTCAAGCGTATCGGCTAATCCTGATGCTGGGTTTAGTATTGTTGGCTACACTGGCACAGGTGCTAACGCTACAGTTGGTCACGGTCTGTCTAGTGCGCCGGAGATGGTAATTGTTAAGAACAGGGATGATGGAACTAAACAATGGATTGTTTACCACAAAGGTGTGGCTTCTGATCCAGAAACAGATTATTTACTCCTAAACGACACTGATGCTAAAGCTGACAGTAATGCGTTCTGGAATGATACTGCACCAACAAGTTCTGTTTTTTCTATTGGAACTGGGAACGCTGTCAATGCAAGCGGTGACAACTTCATCGCCTACTGCTTCCACAGCGTTGAAGGCTACTCAAAAGTCGGCTCATATGTCGGCAACGCAAATGCAAATGGCACGTTTATCTACACAGGGTTCAGGCCAGCTTGGATTATGATGAAAGGTGCTAACACCACAGGAGATTGGTTTATCTTGGATGCAACAAGAAGCGCATTTAATGAAGCTGATGACAGACTAGACGCTGACAATAGCAATGCTGAAAGCACATCAAATTCAGATATAGATTTTTTAAGCAATGGAATAAAAATTCGCACTGCTTCTACAACAGGTATAAATCAACTTAATGATACGCATATTTATTTAGCTTTTGCCGAAGCCCCATTTAAATACGCCAATGCACGATAGGAGATAAGACGATGCCTTGGAAATATAACAATCGCATTATCCGAGTTGGTAGAGGTTGGATAGATGACAATTCGATCAGACACCCAAAAACGTGGTCACGTTGGTCGGATGCTGACAAAACTGCGGCAGGTCTGGTTTGGGAAGATGCACCGGCAAGTGAAGCACCGTTTGATAATCGGTTTTACTGGGGTCGTCAAGCTGATGGTACATTGATCGAACGCAGTTTAGACGATGTAACTGATGATGATGGCAATGTTACTGATGGGCTAAAAACCATCTGGAAACAGCGCACAAAAGAAACAGCGGCGTCATTGCTTGCACCTACTGACTGGCAAGTGATCAAAGCGACTGAAGTTGAAGCGTATAACGTAGCGTCTGCGGTCACTCAATATCGTAGTGATGTGCGTGCGGCCAGCAATACCATAGAAACAGCAATCGATGCGGCTAGTGATATGACCGCATTTATGGCATTATGGGATGTGCCGGAAGATGGCAACGCACCTATTAATGACTGGCCGGATGAAATCTAGTGGACAACGATACTCAAATTGATGTTGCAACTATCATCACCGGTCTGACTGCGCCAGTATGGGTCGAAGCGTTGGAACACTGGTTTGGGATGGCGGCGGCATTTGGTGCGATGGTGCTTGTTTTTTGGCGGCTATACCGTATGAGCAAGGTCAAATGATACAGATACCAATGATTGATTTGATCCAGACGTTTATGCTGATCTGGATCATTTATTTAGTGCGGGAGTAACTATGACATTGAGGTGGCCAAATGGATCCCGTCACATTATTAGGAATTGCCACCACCAGCTATACAGTGCTTCGAAAGGGTATTGCCGCCGGTAAAGAAATTGAAAGTATGGCTGGCGATCTTGGTCGCTGGATGGGTGCCATACAAAACATCAAAACACAACACGGGATAGCCAAATCGCGCCGCTTCGGATCAGTTGAGGAAGAAGCGTTGGAAAGTTTTGCTTGCCTTAAAAAAGCCGAACAGATGGAAAACGAATTGCGTAATTTTGTGATTGGGCATTACGGTATGAATGCGTGGCAACAAATCTTGCGATTGCAAGCTGACATTAGAAAAAGGCGCAGACAAGAAGAAATCGAACGGCAACAGTTTATAGATGATTTAATTATTTGGGGGTTGATTGCTGGCTGTATTGCACTGACACTAGGTGGCATCCTATGGGTAATTATGGCGATGTAATTGTCTGTCACTTTGGGCTTGATTGGTGAGCATATTGCCGCCGCTACCATATTGTCACTTGGGTGGCGGGTGTCGATGTGCCAGCAAAATTCAATAGATTTATTGGCGTTTGATAATGACACCTTTTTACGCATTCAATGCAAGGCTTCGAACCCGTAT